CCTGAAACCCAAAGCCCGTTTAACATGATTTCAATAGCCTGTAAAGGATCGCTTTGCATCGCTTTTTGGACCATTGTAAACAAAGTTCTGTCTTCTAAATCTTTGATTATCATTTCAGCGAAATTGACCGAATAACCAGATTTTAGTTTTTCTTTAATTTCAGCCTGAACGCCATTAATTTCTAGCTTTTTTTCAATACAAGACAATTCATAAGCCTTCATTTCGGCTTGTAATGCCTTATAATCAGCTTCTGAATTAGCCGAAAGAGGTACTTTTAGTGTGTATGTTGCCATTACCAAGTAATATGTGAAACAATTAAATCTAATTCAACTTCAATTTTTGTATCGCCTGACTTTGCTTTTCTGTTATTGCTTTTGAAACGGCAATTTCTAAGCTTGTGAGTCACTGGCACATTTCCAGAATTCACGTAAGCCACAATAATATCAAATTCAGGAATATCTTGAAGTCTTCCGTTTATAGCCAAAGCGGTTATAGCTTCAACCTCTTCCATAAACAAGGTCAATTTTGCCATTGCCTTGTATTTACCGAAACCTCTATTCACTGGCATTGTTCCAGCTCCATAGTTGTCTTCGATTTCCTGTTCGTCTGAGTACTCAATCGCTGTAATTCCAGCGACTGGTACCGACATGATGTTTACGATTATAGAAGCATAATCATAAGTTCTTCCGTTTATAAGTGGTAAAGCCATACTATGATACTTTAGTTACGAAACCAACATTTACGTTAATATTTCGGCTTACTCCTACAGGTACGTTTTGGATTGTCAACTCCAAATTTCCCGTTGAAAGTACATCTTGCTCGGGGTTAATTATAACCTTGTAACCAGATAATTCACCGTCTTTTTCCATTTGCTCAACTGGTGCATTTGCTAAGCTTTCTAAGTAGCCAATTTGATCGGCTGTTAGTTTTCCGCTTGTAGCATCTACATAAACGGGGCCATTTAACTGAGGCATCAAAGACGTGCGAACGTTTCTAATTACCTTATTAATTGTCCTGTTATTTTCCAGTGTGCAATAATCAGAAGTGTTTGCAATAGCCGTTTTGGCATCGACAAAATACGTTCCAGTATAGTCTATGTGTTTCTTGATAAACGTCCAGTGGTAAGCGTACAATACGTTTAGTAAGCTAGTAGATTGGTCACGTACTTTTACACCGTTAGAAAACGCTGGTACGGCAAACTCAGTATCACTTGCAGCTAGATTAAACTTGGCTACGTAGCCTAAATTCTCGTGTACTTTCGCAAATGCAGCCGTTCCAAGACATGCGCCAAGTGTTCCAATAGACCTACCTAAATAAACATAAAGCTCATTGCCTTCTGCGTCACCATCTTGGCCAATATCAACTAGTACGTTTTTAGCGGTCAAAGCTGAAAGGTCAGCCAGTGCGCTTAATGCCGTTCCGTTAATGTTTGGCGTATAGATAATATCGCAAGGTCTATGATCGTCATAGTTAGCATCCGCAATACCTTGCAAAGTAGTTACTTGACCAGTTGCAAAAGCTGTACTTGTAGTATTCGAGTAAACCCCAAATAAACGCACTTGGCCTTCTGCAAAATTCTGGATAGTCGTAATTTCTTCAAAATTCAATGTTCCAGCAGTTGGGAAAATACCTAACCATAAAACACCATTTGGCTGTGAAATGAAATATCTTTTTGCGTGATACCAAATGTGAATGTACGGATCATTTACGCCACTTGAAAATTGTGTAATTGTTGTAGGGGCTGTAATAGTTCCTGTCACAACGGCCGTCAATACAGAACCACCGTTCAGGTTAGCACCATAACCAGATGGAGGTGTTAACAATACGTTTGCAGAAGAACCAGCTGCCACAAATCCATGTGTAGATGTTAAAGCGTTTATTGCTGTTCTTGCTTTTGTTGCCAATGCGCTTGTAGAGTCTCCTGTATTCCAAGTCGCAATACCCAAAGACGTTGTAACACCTAAAGCAGTTACTTTAAATTCAATTGTATCACCATCTTGGGCATAAGTAACCGACATTGCATAATTGCCTCCAGTTCCTAACGTCTCATTTGAGTAATCCCCAACAATACCTAAAGCCTCAACATCTGAAAGCGAAAATACTTTCTTAATTTGATTGCTTCCATCAAAACCGCTCGGATAAGCAGCCGTATAAAACACCATTGACGAATAATGATCCTTCCCGTCAAGCGGTCGCCCAAGTCCGTTGGTGCTTAATGTAAATCTAATATCTGGTAGAGCCATTTGTTTTATAATTAAAGAGTTAAAACAAAAAAGGGGTTTTTACACCCCTTTCATTTAGGCTGCGGCTGCTTGTACGATTGAAACAATACCTTCTTGGTTTGTTCTTGCTTTTGCAGCTCCGTGAAGAACCAAAGCAGAGAAAACGTCACCGTAGAAGGTAGGGTCTCCCATATTGTCAAACACTTTTGTTTGTCCGATAGCCTTACGAACTGCGTATTTTGAAGTCAAGATACATCCCATGTTATCAGCAGCGGCAGGGCTTGATGGCAATCCATTTGAGCCTGTCGCTTTGATTACTGGCGTTCCTGTGTTGTCATAAACAACCACGCTTGAGCGAATAACGATGTTGATTCCCAAAATACGGTTGATGACACCAGTAGGCAAAACAGCCGTATTTGCGCCAAATTCTAAGAATTTAGAAATCTTGTCAATTCCTACAAATTGCGACCAGTAGATTTGTGCTGGCATAATCAAGTACATTTCTTCATCTTGATTAATGTCGTCCTGTCCAAGTATTGTACGAGCATCTTGAACGTCCTGTAACGTAATTGCCTTACGATTACCTGTTGCGCTTGGTGCTAACAAAGTAGTGCTTGCGCCTGATGTACGAACGATACGACTAGAACCACTTGCTGCCCATGTGTACAAAGAGTGGTTTGCAACACTTGAACTCAATTGTTTGATATGGTCGCTTAAAACGTCTTGGCGTTTGTTGTACGACACCTGAACCGCTTCTGTATCTTGAATAAGAATCGGGTCTGTCGTAAACTCTTTCAAGTTGTAGTTCAAGTCCGCATCCGTTCTTTGCGAGATAGTTGCTGGCAAAGAAGCACGGTCAATTACTACGGTTGGTTTTGAACCAGCCTGAGGCAAATGAACCGTTTTGTAACTTACATAAGCCGAATCGTCTTTTCCGATTACGTTTAGAAAAGCGTTGTTTGCGTATAGGTTGGACTCAATGTCTGAAATCCAAATCTCTTTTTGAAGTGCCATAATAGTTTTTCGTTTATAGGGTGATTAGTCGATTTGAATTTTTGCACCGCAAGGCAAGAAAATAGTACCATCGTACCAAAACGATTGACACCATGTTTTGCCAGCTACGCCAGTTACCACAGGGGCGTCAATGCCAGTCCCGAAGGTGAACGTTTCTGTTGCGGTTGTTTTTACTTTTAGGTGCAATTTTGCGCCAGCCTTCAACTCGCTTGAAAGAGTTAGGTCTAGTGTAGCGTTACCCGTAAGTGTTGACAAAGAAGCCACATAGGTTTCTTGCGCCGAAATAGTTGCAGCGGTTGTTCCTGTTGCTGAGATGGCCAGCGTAGCTGCTGCACCAAATGGATGATTTATAGCCATGACTTATTTTTTGTAAAATGCGTTAAACAATCTTGTGTATTCTGCGTTGTTTTCAGACTTCAATTTCAAAAGTCCTTTAGAGTCGTTAACCTCCCAGTCTCTAATTGTCCAGTTTGCACGTGGGTCGCTAGATTGGTTTTCGGGAGTAAAAACATTCACGTGAGCTGGTTTTTTAGGGCCAATTCCGTTCAATGCTTTTTTACAATCCTCGTAATTCGACTTAGCAAGGTTCGCCCAAACCTCTTTTGTAGCGTCCTCGATTTTACCTTCTTTGATACCGTTTTCGATCAATTCAGAAACCATCGCTTCCTTCATTCGATCCTCAGCATCTTTGTAGTTTTTAAGAGAATCTTGTAACGAACTAACTTCATTTTGCAATTCAGCCAATTTCGTTTCAAGTACCTCTTTGTCAGTTAACACCTTTCCAAGTGCCTCTGATACAGCTTCTTCGCTTGCCTCATTCGACAGCTTGAGCAATGAGTTTACTTTTGACATTTTTTTAACTTGTTTTTGGGTTTGTGAAACTTGGCCAGTCGTTAAAAACTGGTTGCAAATAGCATAGATACTTTTTATATCATTTGCCAATATTTTTGGTTTCTTTACAGTAACGACTACATTTTCAGCCTTAACCATTCCGCAATCAATCATTTGCGAAGCGTCCATGAACGTTTCATTTGCCATCAAAGAACCTATTTCTGCTTCTGATTTTTGGCTCATTGTAGCGATAATCTTTTTAATCGAATCAGTAAACTTTTGGGTTACTTCGTCTTCTTCACCGTTGCCATCTTTAGCATTGTGCATCATAAAAATGGCATAATCCATCATTTTGCACGTGCTACCAGCTAACCAGCACCAACCTGCCGCACTTGCCGCTATTCCTACGTTTACAGTTTCGACAGGAACAGGGCAATTGTTTAGAGCGTTAAAAATGGCATAAGCATCTATAACCAAACCTCCACCTGAATTTACCTGAACTTTGATTTTCTTGCAGCCATTTGCAACCAACCAGTCAACTTCTTGAGCGAAATATGACCCGTTAACATCATATCCGATGTCCCCGTACAAGTACATAACAGCCTCTTTGTTAGAGTTGTCGAAATTGTTAATATATTTGTGTGGCAATGTCATACGGCAAAAATGGCATGAATTAAAAAAACGGGTCTTGGTTTGGCACTACTTTTTAAAAATGAGCGATAAAAAAACCAATTGGGCTAATTACTGCAAAACTACACGTGTAGTGGGGTATTTGCGCCCAATCGCTAAAAGTCTAATAGTAGAGGAATCTAAACAATTCAATATTCCAATGTCGGATATTGTCTGTAAAGCCCTTGATGAATATTACGAGCGTAGGCCAACTTTAGTAAAGAGCCTAAAGGAACGCTCTGGTAAAAATATATATTAATCTCCTTGTCTTTTATACTTCATATAAAGCCCGACCTTGTTAGATCGGGCTTTATTGTTACTTTA